GCGAGCCACCTTTCATCATCTCGAGCATCTCGTCCTCTGTAAGATAACGCTTGCGAGCAAACTTCCGGCCGACGTTCATTTTACGCGCGTTCTCTCGCACGACGCGAACACTTACTCTAAACCGCTCTGCAACCTGATCCTCGGAGAAAAGCCCCGGCAGGATATCCATTGAACACCTCGATGCACGGAAAAAACCAGAATAACCCACAATATACGCGCCGCGCCGCTTTCTCGCAAGGTACGCAACTACGTACCTAAACCGCCCGAGGCAAATAGGCCAATTGGCTTATATTGTCTATTGCCTATTTGGTCTACTTGCCATTACTTGAAAACCCCAGCCTTACCTTTCACTATTGCCCCGGCTTCTAGCCGCGCCGCGTGATTGACCAGCTCGCCCAGGCCGCGCTCGGTGATCTTGAAAACCTGGCAGGTCCGCCCAGCGGGTTCGATCTTAACTTCGATCCGCTCGGGCAAATGCCGTCGCTCGATAACCGGCTCGACCATGCCGGTAGGCGACTTCGTCATCACTTGATTTCCTGCGAATCGAGCACGCCGAGCTTGCTGACGTCAGCCCGCGTTGTAAATCCTGTCTGGCTGTTGAATTGGTGTTCTACTTCGTCCATGTGATAGTCGCCATCAACGCCCGGCCGTGCGCCGATTATCATGATCTTGCCGCCGGCCAGGGCGCGTGGCTCGCCGTCGAGCGCCACCCAGCCCGTGCCACGCATCCCCATGCTGATCGTCCGGTCGGCGGACGCCTGTTGCTCGGCCACGTCCTTGTCGGCCAGGGCGCCGACCCCGGTAAACATCGCGCTTGCGGCCCAGCCCGGCAAGCCGCCCCCCTTGATCGCGCTTGAAACCTTCTCCCACTGCGCCAGGACCGGATTGAAAATAGTATGCCCGGTGCCGCCCCATTGAGGCCGCGCGTCCTGCGGGCAAATGCGCCATGCAAGCAAATTCTTGCCGGCAACCGCGGCAACCTCTGCAAGCGGCTCGCCCTCGGCATTGGCGAACGATCCCGCCTTGGTGAGCGACGCGGTGCGGCCGGATATCTTGAAGCTTCCCCCAACCTCGCCGGCGATGCGCTGGCCAAACGCCATTAGACTTTCGTTATTACCGAGGAAGTACTTCCGGGTCAGGCTGGCAAGCTCCGGGGATACCTTGATATCGACGCCGGCAAGTTCGCTGGCCTTCTTCATGGCGTCGCCGAGCTTGACGTCTTCCGAGCCGTCGCCGACCGACCACCGCATTTGGGACTTGGTGTCATTCTGCAAATCCGCGCCCGTCGCGGAAACGATAAGCGTCCGGCCGCCATGCTTCTGCCCGGCGCTCCAAAGATCGGCGGTCTTCCCCTTGAACACCGTGAACGAGCCTTCGCCAGGCCAGCCTAGCTCGACGGAAATTTCGTCGGGCCCGGCGGGCAAGCGAATGCGGCCATCCCGGTCGTCGAGTTCTATGTGGCACTCGTCCAGCCCCCCGAGCTTGTCGATGATTGTGAGCGACATGAGCCGCTCGTTTATTCGCGCGGTCACGTCCTCACCGCCTATGAGGACTTTGACAAAGGCCCGTTGCCGATGCGGGGCGATGCGAAGATCGGCCATCAATCGCCATCCTCGTCATCGTCATAGCGCTCGTCGCGCCAATGCCCGCGGCGATCGTAATAACCGTCGTGGCGTTCCTCGCGCCAATGGTGGCGCGGGAATGGGATTTCAATCGCGGCGTTTGGATTCACCGGGTCGTCATGCCGCCACTCGCCCGCGAGGGCGTGCTCAGCGCCCGCCAGGACGCCCAGGGCGGCCAGGGCAGCTATGGTGGTAGCGCGCGCCATGCGCCGGGCTTCCTGGGGCCGCATTACGGGACGGCGACCCCGTTCAAGCGCACCGCGGCGGTCGTGTCGCTCGACGCCGCCGCGGCCGTTGCGGCTCCGATCAGCGTATTGGCCGTCCCGACAGAGGTGACGTTGTGATTGGTGTCATCCCAATACACGGGGTCCCCCACCGCAAAGACAATCGTCGCGGCCTTCGGCAGCGAGAAAACCCCGACCACCGACACCTCGATTGGAGTGCCGGGAATCTGGCAGTCGTAGTTGGCGACGCCGAAGAATTTGTTGAGCAGAACCCCCTGGCCGGAAGTGATGCCGAACGCCGATGTAAGGGTCAGGACATTGCCTGGTTGGATGAAATTTTTCATGTGCCTTGTTCCTTCTGTTGCGTGTCAATCATCGTCGCGGCTAAAGCGGTTGCGGAAGGCCAGGCGCGCGGGGAGGCCTTTGTTTGTGTTGATAAGCACCGTCCGCCGAGGGGCGCCGGCTTGCAGCGCAGCGATGCGCTGTTGCAGGTCCATTTGAGCGTTCCGCATTTCAACGTCCGATTTCCAGGTTACGGAACGCGAGACTCCGTTTGCGACATACGAGGCCGTCGTGACACCGCTAGCCCTTGCCTTGTTCAAGGCGATGAGCTGCGCTTGGAGTTCCTCGACGGTCTCGGTCATGATCAGGCACCAGGATTTTTATAGAGCCCGCGATATTCGACGATCGCCGCGCCAAAATCCTCGCGAATTTTAAAGCTCATCCCGTCCCGGGCGAACCCCACTTCTGCAAATGTCTGCGGGCCGGCTTCACCCTCAAGATACGCATACTCCATGCCCTCGATCGCGGCCGTGTCCGCCACGAGATACCAAGCGATTTGCGACGTCAGCCGGGGCTCGACAACCAGCGAAAGGAACGAGAACGTGTTGACGTTCTCAATTTGCACAGCTTGAATTTGCGTGAGCTGCCGCTCGGCCAATGTCTCCAAATTGGTCGGGACGACAAGGAATTTCGGCGTAACCTCGATGGCCTCGCCAACCAAGCCCGTTTGACGCCGCATGGCCGCGCGCGCATCGGAAAGACTCTGTTGCGATATCACCGTGCCGGTTGCCGCGAGGTTCCCATGCGCCGCATGAAAGACCGGGTACGTATCCGTCATCGCCGCGTTGGCCTGCAACACGTCGACGAGGAACTGCGCCTCGAAGTTGGCCGCCGCGACGCCCATTCGCCGGGTTAAATCATTGAGTGCCCCGAGGTCGTCGTTGACGAACGCCTGCCGCGTCAGCCCGACGATGCGGCCATATGTCCCGAGCCGATAAGTCTCCTCCTGATCGGTCAAGGGCGAGCTATGAAATTCGCCGCTCTCGTCAACCGGTAGCAAGGTCGCCGCCGCGCTCAGTTGGATACGATGCATTGTGCGAAAGTCGCGGGCGGTTGTTTGGCGGGCGATCCGCTTCAAGCCGCTCGGCGCCGCGGTGTATGCCTGGCGAAGTGTTCGATTTATTGCGTCAGACATGAGCGCGGGGAGGTCCGACATGCTGACCAACGAGCGTTCCATCACCTGCGCCGGGTTCCCCGTCGTCGAAAGCCCGCGAGCGCGCAGGCAATCCTTCGCAATCTCCAAAAGCGTAAGTTCCGCATAGGGCCTTGCGGCCTCGCTGGGCGCCGTTCCGCTCATCCGGCAATGGATCGCCTCGCCGATTGTGCGGATGCGCCACTCGGGATCGTTGGCGTCATGGCCGCTGATGCCCGCCGTTGCCGTGCGGACGCTATCAGCAGCGGCGCTGCGGACTCGCATAGCCTCGAAGGCGGCCGCTTGCGCTTCTGCGATGGTAGCACCCGCATCGATTTGCGAATCAGTCCAGGTTTGCGGCAAGCCGGCAACCTTCGCGATGCCGCGAATCTCGACGTTGATCGCCGCGATGACCGGCGGATCGGTGTTGGTCTCCATTTGCTGACTCCTGATTGTCGCGCCGGGATCGGCGCCGACGGCCACGATCGATAGCTCGGCCGGGCTCCACTTCGTCGCGGTTCGCACGCGCTTGCCGCCTTCCGTGGAATCCTTCCACTCCGCCACGCGATACCCAACCGAAACACCGCGGATGTGGCCGGCCTTGATATCGTCGACAATCGCCGCGGCCTTCCGGCGCTTGCTTATTTGGATCGTCGCGCGGCCTTCGGTCCCCGCGGTTTTAGCCGCGATGACGGAGCCGAGCACGTCGCCGAGCGCGCCGCGTTTGTGACTGTCAAGCACCGGCGCTCCGATGAAAGGAGTCCAGTCCTGTTGCATGTCCAGGCGTTCGAGGAACGTGCCTCGATGGTCCTGGCGCTCGACCGGATTACTGGTCGCGAAAACCACGTCGAGGGTGCGGGCTTCCTCGTTCCAGGATTGCGCGCCAATGGTCGCCGCGCGCGTGAAGAGGGTCACTACATCGTCCATGTTCATTGCTCCTTCCGTGCGCGTCTAGCCGACATTTTCCGGCTCCTTTGCTGGGGTCTG